AAAACCTAATTGAAATCAAAGGTACTACAGAAGAACGTATCAAAGTTATACAAGAGACACTTTCTCTACAATATGTATAACAAATACTTTACGATGAAAAAATCAGAACTTAAAGAAGCAATCAAAAACGAAATTACATCTGTATTATCCGAACAAAGTGACAATCCTGCTTTTGATAAAAAAATAGCAAATTTTGCTAAAAAAATCAATAATGAAATGGGTTATCCTGGTGGAGTACTAGAAGCCATGAAACAAATCAAAAGCCGATTAGAAAGAATAATCAGTAAAGTAGAAGGTGCTAAACGTGGAGGTGCAGAAGAAGAACCACTTATGAAAATGATTGGTTTAAGTGAAGAGAAAGAAGAAGATGATGATGATAAGGCAGCCTCTAAAAGCGCTAAAAAAGAAAAATTAGGTAAACAAGCTTCTAAATTATCACAAGCTGATGAAGATAGGTATGAAAGAATAAAAAATGGTCTTGAAAAGCTTAAGAAAAAAGGTGATGAAGAAAGTATTAAAAAAATGAAAGCTATCTTAGGTAAGAAAGAAGTTGAAGAATTAATTAAGGCTAAAGGAAGAACAAAAGCTTCTTTTATGTAAAATAAAAATTTTGAAAAGTTGGTTAAAAGATTTCAAAACCCTAACCATAATAGGGTTAATAATAGTTATATTTTTACTTAGAGAGTGTAGAGGGGAAAGCAAAGGTACTCCAATAGAACCTGTAACAGTAGTAAAGATAGAAACTAAATATGATACTATTGTTGAAACAATAGAAACATACATCCCAGAATATAGAACTAAAATTAAATATAAAACTGTTCATGATACAGTAGAAATACATGATACAGTTCCTGTAGATACATTATCTATTTTAGAAGATTATTTTGAAACCTATGCTTACACAGATACACTAAAAAAAGACAGTGTTACATTTGTTATAAACGATACAATATCCCAAAACAGAATATTATCTAGGGGCATAAACTACAGTTTAGTATACCCTACTAAAATAATCTCAACAGAACGTGAGGTTAACAAAAGAGAGTTGTATATTGGCTTCGGCTTAGGAGGTGATAAACAACAACTAAGCTATGTAGGTAGTGAATTAATGCTACGAAATAAAAAAGAACGAATATATGGGGTAGGATTAGGTATAAACAACAATTTTGAACCTATATTAACATTCAAAATGAGCTGGAAAATAAAATTTCCACAAAAACCTAAACTTAACATACCCATAGAATCTCTTCTATGAGTGATATAAAAAAAGTAATAAGACAAGAATATTTAAAATGTGCTAGCGACCCTATACATTTTATGAAAAAATACTGTTTTATACAGCATCCTCAAAGAGGTAGAATACAATTTTCATTATACCCATTTCAAGAAAAAGTACTGTCTTTACTCCAAGACAATCCTTATTCTATTATATTAAAATCTAGACAATTAGGTATATCTACTTTAGCAGCGGGTTATTCATTGTGGATGATGGTCTTTAATAAAGATAAAAACATACTCTGTATAGCAACAAAACAAGACACAGCCAAAAACATGGTTACAAAGGTTAAGTTTATGTATGAACACCTACCATCATGGCTTAAGATAAACGCAGATGAAAATAATAAGTTAACATTACGATTAACAAACGGATCTCAAATTAAAGCAACTTCAGCAGCATCAGATGCAGGTAGATCAGAAGCAGTATCTTTACTACTAATAGATGAGGCAGCATTCATTGAAAATATTGGAGAAATATGGGCCTCAGCTCAACAAACACTAGCAACTGGAGGTGGATGTATAGCATTAAGTACTCCTTATGGTACTGGAAACTGGTTTCACCAAACATGGGTTAGAGCAGAAGAAAAAGCAAACGATTTTTTACCAATAAGATTACCATGGATGGTTCACCCAGAAAGAAATCAAGCATGGAGAGATAGACAAGATGAATTACTAGGTGATCCTAGAATGGCAGCACAAGAATGTGACTGTGATTTTTCAACATCAGGTGATGTTGTATTTTACCCTGAATATATAGAATTTTATGAAAAAACTTACATTAAAGATCCTCTTGAACGTCGTGGCGCTGACAGAAATTTATGGGTTTGGGAACCATGCGATTATTCGAGAACATATATGGTTGTGGCTGACGTCGCTAGAGGAGACGGAAAAGATTACTCAGCATTCCACGTAATAGATATTGAAAATAATGTACAAGTAGCGGAGTATAAAGGGCAATTAGGCACAAAAGAATTTGGATATTTATTAATAGGTATAGCTACAGAATATAATGAAGCACTATTAGTAGTAGAAAACGCAAGTATAGGTTGGGCTACAATCCAAACAATAATAGATAGAGGATATTCTAACCTCTACTATTCACCTAAGAGTGGAGAAGTAAGAGCTGATTCGTATTTTGACCAATATATGGATACATCAAGAATGGTAGCAGGTTTTACAAATTCATCTAGAGTTAGACCTATGTTAATAGGTAAATTTCAAGAATATTTAAGTGACAAAGGTGTAACCATACAAAGTAAAAGATTAATAGAAGAGATGAAAACTTTTATTTGGAGAAATGGTAGACCAGAGGCACAACAAGGCTATAATGATGATTTAGTAATGTCATTTGGTATAGCAATGTACATGAGAGACACAGCATTTAAGTTTAAATCCCAGGGGATTGACTTAACTAAAAGTATGCTTAAAAGCATATCTTCTAACAAAACAAGTTATTCAGGAGTTTATAACCCCTCAACAGATAAAAACCCATGGAAAATAGATAATCCATATTCTGGTGGGGAAGAGGATATAAAATGGCTTTTATAATATTTATACGATATACACACAATGGCAGATAAAAGATTATTTTCAAGACTTAAAAGATTATTCGCAACAGACGTAGTAATCAGAAATGAAGGCGGTAACCAACTTAAGGTTATGGATGTCAATAAAATCCAACAATCTGGAGAAGTTGAAACAAATTCATTAGTAGATAGATTTAACAGAGTATACTCTACATCACCTACATCACTATATGGTTATCAAAACAACTTTAACTATCAAACACTAAGACCACAACTATACTCAGAATATGATGCTATGGATACAGATGCTATTATAGCTTCTGCTTTAGATATTATAGCAGATGAATCTACACTTAAAAATGACATGGGTGAAGTACTACAAATCAGAAGTTCTGATGAAAATATCCAAAAAATATTATACAACTTATTTTATGATGTATTAAATGTAGAATTTAATTTATGGCCATGGATTAGAAATATGTGTAAATATGGAGATTTTTTCCTTAAACTAGAAATAGCAGAAAAGTATGGTGTGTATAATGTTATACCTTATAACGCATTTCACATTGAAAGATTAGAGGGACAAGACGAAGATAACCCAATGGATATAAAATATGCCTTTAGTCCTGATGGTGTATCAGCTGGAGGTTATGGATATTATAACGTCCCAGGAAATAATGATGTTAAGGGTAATCAAATATTATTTGATAACTATGAAATGGCTCATTTTAGATTACTTACTGACACTAACTTCTTACCTTACGGCAGATCTTATATAGAACCAGCACGTAAACTGTTTAAACAATACACACTAATGGAAGACGCGATGCTTATACACCGTATAGTAAGAGCACCAGAAAAGCGAATATTTTACATCAATGTAGGAAACATTCCACCTGCAGAAGTAGAAAACTTTATGCAAAAGACTATTTCAAAGATGAAACGTACTCCCCATATAGATCAAGAAACTGGAGAGTATAACTTAAAATACAACATGCAAAACATGCTTGAAGATTTTTATATTCCTATTAGAGGTAATGACACAGCTACTAAAATAGATACTACACCAGGATTACAATATGATGGTATAGCCGATGTAGAATATTTAAGAGAAAAACTATTTGCAGCACTTAAAGTACCTAAAGCATTTATGGGTTATGATGAAAATACAGATGGTAAAGCTACATTAGCAGCACAAGATATCAGATTTGCTAGAACAATAGAAAGAATACAAAGAATAATAGTATCTGAACTACAAAAGATAGCATTAGTACATTTATATACTCAAGGTTACACTGATGAAAGTTTAGCTAACTTTGAACTATCAATGACTACACCATCAATCATATACGATCAAGAAAGAGTAGCACTAATG